CCAGCACTTCAACAAAGTCAATCCAAGGGCGTGCGAAGAATCTGTTTGGTCGGCCAATAGGACCGATGATGTAATCGCCTTCTGTATCGAAGTTCCAGACGGTAGCAAGACAAAGAACAAGATTACAGCCATTGAGCTGCTTAAGATTGTAAAGTCAACACAACAGAACTGGGTATTGCCCGGAACTAATATTGAGCTTTGCACTAAGCCTTGGTTAACTCACAATGTGAGTAATACAATTAATGTTAAGCCTGATGAGTGGAATGAAGTAGAGGAATTTATCTATGCAAATAGAGAATTTTTCTGTGGCATTTCACTACTTCCAGTTACTGGTGATAAAGATTATCCACAAGCTCCATTCACGGCTGTGTATTTACCTACAGAGATGATTTCTCATTATGGTGAAGGCGTGATGTTTGTAAGTGGATTAATCGAAGTGGCACTCACTTTATGGGAAGATAACTTATGGGCAGCTTGCGATAGTATTTCAGGGCTTGGTAGTCCCATCAAAGGCAAGGCAAAAGTTGAATGGGTTGAAAGATGCAAAAAGTTTGCCAGTAAATATTTTGAAGGCGATATCAAAGAACTCACGTATTGCATGAAAGATGTTTATAACTTCAAACTATGGACTGAACTCAAGCGGGAGTACAAGGAAGTAGATTATACAATAGTAGAAGAGCAATATGATGATACACAACTGGAACAAGCCCTTGCTTGCACTGGTGGAGCTTGTGAAATTACATGAGTGAAAACTTAGCACACATTATAACTTATGATATACAACAATTTCAATTAGACGATGTTATTGTAAGTGGCGTGCAATCTGTAGCATATAATTATTCAGCAGAGATTTCCTCAATTCCAACTTGGGGAAATCCATTTGCTGTTAAGTGTTTATATAAAAAGCCATCTTTAAATATTACGATAAGTAAATTTATATCAGATAATTCACCAGCACTTGGAATTAATAAAGATTTATTTCCAAAACCTTCTGGGACTAAACCATCTGTAAGAAATGCTCAAATTTTAACAAGACCTACTCCGTTAATTAATCCAGTAGAAACACCACTAACTCAATTAAAATTTAATGATTTAGTAATAACTTCGATAGGTTATAAATTTGCCACAGAAGGATTTTTTACTGAAGAAATCGCATTTGCCGGACATAGCTTAACATCAGGAGTGGTTCCGGCAGGAAGTTTTGTTAGGACTGAGACAACTGGAATAACAAAAAGAAGAGCAGATTTTTATGCGAGTGGAGTTCCAATAGAAGTTGCACAGCTAATATCAAAAGGGGCAGCGTTAAGAGCTGTAGAGCTTACAATAGGTTTTCAGTATGGAGAATATCCAACATATGGTCAGTTTTACACAGCTGCTAGTAAATATGTAAAATATCCATATGATATAACTTGTTCTTTTGAATTAGTTGACAGAGCTTTTACTCCGTTAACAGACACTTATGTTATGAATAGCGGAAAATTAAATCAACTTCAAGCAGAAGATATGTCATTAAGCACAATTTATAAAAGTATGACAGGTAATTCCATTAATATTGGCGTTTCAGGCGCTTTATCTATAGACTTGGGTACTGGAAATTATTTACAATCATCAGATAGAAGTGGAGGCGATGCGGGTCAGGGTAATTACACAGTGTACAAATATATCTATAAAAATAACAGTAGTTCTTTCACTATAAAGTGAGGAAAAAAACATGTCAAGATCAAGAGTTAGAAAAGAAGCTCAAAAGGCAAGATCAACTGCGGTAAGTAATCCACATCGTAAGGTTCTTCAACCGAAGAGCATTAATCAAGAGAACTATATTATCTCTATGGTAGAAAATGATGTAACAGTATGTACTGGTCCTGCGGGATCAGGCAAATCATCCGTAGCAGTAGGATTGGCTTGTAGCTGGCTGTTGGAAAATAAAGTAGAGAAGATTATTATCACTCGACCAACAGTTGAAAACGGAAGAGGTTTGGGGTATCTACCCGGAAATAAAGATGAAAAAATTCATCCATATTTAGTTCCCGTATTAGAAGAGATGGAACAATATCTTGGAAAAATGATGCTTGCAAAATTTAGAGAATCTGGTATTATAGAGATGTGTCCACTTGAATATATGAGAGGTAGAAACTTCCACGATTCCTTTATGATTCTTGATGAAGCTCAGAATGCGACATATGAGCAAATTAAAATGTTCTTAACTAGAATAGGTTTGCATTCAAGAGCAGTTATTAATGGAGACGCTGATCAGTCTGACTTGCCACACTCAATGAGGGGTGGATTAGAATATGTAAGTGATAAATTATTTGGATTACAGGGTATCGGCGTATGTGAACTTGACGCTAGTGATATCGTTCGTAATCCTATTATTGGTCGTATTTTAGAAAGGCTAAAATGAGAAAATTCTTAGCACCTATTATTGTTGCTGCAATTCTATGTGGAAATTTAGCATTGTGCGAATCCAAAACAGCAGAAATAATGATAGAAACCAAAGAAATTAACGAAGGTTATATTGAATTTTATGAATTTACAATAAGTCGCGAAGATTTAACAGATGAAACAAAAACAGCTTATAGAAATAGCTTAAGGACTTTCATGATAAATGCAAGCGAAGAAAATCTTAGGAATGATCCTGATTTATACGAAGGATTACAAGAGGATTAATAATGCCTTTATATCACTATAGGTGTTCCGCTGGCTGTGGTGAGTACGAAACTTACCACAGCATCAGGGAGCCAATTCGAAAAACTTGTGAAATTTGCCATGCTGAAACTTTAGAGGTTGTTTTAGATGGCGCACCCGTTATAATAAATAAGGAAGTGAAGACCATCGGACAACTAGCCGACAAGAACGCGAAAGCGTTAGGTCGATATGGAATGGAAGAGAAAATGGCAACAGACGGTACATTAGAGAGAATTAAAAATCAAGAGAAAATGAAAGAAGTTAGAAAACTAGCATCTCTTTCTCCTGAGAAAAAATTAAAATATATTGAGACAGGGAAATTATGATAAATAGACCAAAAAGAAATGTAGGACCGCATATTGCTATAGTCACAATGAATATCTGCATTCACAGAGTACTTCCAGATGGGAGTATTGATCCAGATATCATAGATTGTTCTGACGATTTCAAAGATAATGAAATGGCTGCAAAGGCAGAAATTCGTGTAACTGGATTTGACAGATGGGATTGTGTAAGAAAGATTAAAAAGAAACTTGAGGAAATGAGTTAATAATGGTTCAAAAATCTATAGATCAGGAACAATTGTCTGAAATGGGAATTGAAGCTCCTAAGCAATTAGTAACTAAGTATTATGATAAAAGTGGTAAAATTTGCGAACAAGACAGGGCTGTTGCTAAAGTTGTAGAGCTACCAGATGAAGATAATAAAAATACAATTGTATCATATTATGTAAAGCATGGCAGAGGACAAGTATTTGATCCGCACGGCATCGACATGCACAAGACTAATGCTTATAATTTTCAATTTAAAAAAGTAGATGAAGAAATTTTTACCAATTATAATAAATACTTATCTACTAGACGTGAGATATATTTAATTTCTGCAAGGCGAGCTTTTATAAATAAAGGATATTAAAATGGGAAAGAAAAAGGCAGTATTGCCATCCGATGAACCAAAGATGAAGCCATCCAAGCGTAATACAGATGAGCAAAACGAAAATACGCATACCCTTCCAAATACATTTGAGATGTTTGCAAAAAAGAAAGATACAGCTTTTATTGCGATGACTCAAGAAGCATCCATGAGAGCAGATGAAAGTGCCTTGGCTAGAAAACAAACTATGCCAGATAGAATTGTATCGTGCATTCACAAGATAAGGAAAGATAAATGATTTGTACGGGATATAATCCTCATATATTTAAACTACTAGAAAATCAAGAAATACTATGGAAGTGCAAGCTTAATGATGATACAGTAGTTTGGTCTGATTTTGATAATCCAGAATACTTAGATAAAGATCCTTGGACAAGATTAAAAATATATTGTCATAATAACAATAAAACAATCACTGAAGTAAAAGTAACTTGTCCGGGAATGCCAGAAATTGTAGTTTATAGTGATCCCAATGGATTAGATAATATCTTTATAACTAGAGGAATGTCAAAAGATATAAATGACGATGACTCTATTCCGTTTAGATTTATGTGTTTTGGGAAACTTGCAGAAGATAACAAGATACATGTACAAAAATTCTACTGGCCAGAATTTGAATTAGCAGAGTATAATGAAATTAGAGAAGTGACTATTGAAAATGATAAGCTTCTCTATAAGAAGAAACAAATGTGCGGAGATAATTGTAAATGTCAAAGCATAGAACAGATCTAAGCAAATATAAATCCCCGTCCACCGGGGATTTTTGCACTCCTGCTCAGTATGTAGCTGAGATTATTTGTCAAAGACAAGCAAAGCACGAAAAAGCTGGAACATTACCTTATAAATTTTGGAACAAAGGTAAATGGAAAAGCATATACATTCGTCAAATTGGATTAGCAAATAAGCTGATCAAAGAATTTGGCGAAGACGCTATGATGAAATTTGTTAATTCCAAGGAAGGCATTAGGACTATTTCTCTGGGAGCTAGAAATGTCAAAAATTCTTTACAAAGAATTAGAATTGAGCTTGACAACGCCCCAAAGCATGATACAATTGAGATAATAGAAGTGAAGGAGTCAGTATACACTCCTAGACAATCTTTTGGAAATAAAACACTGTTGCAGAGACTAAAGGAAATTGAAAATGGCGACTGATAAAGAGTTTATTAAAAAATATGGTGACTATGTTACTACAGGAGATAAAGTCCTTGAAACAAAGAGAAATTACAAAACGATATCAATTAGTCCTGCTATTGATTTGGCTCTTGGTGGTGGTATCAAAGAGGGTTCTTGGATGATCTTATCTGGCCCCCCAAAGGCTGGAAAAACTACAACAACTATGCAGATCATCGCTAACTGTCAAGCTCTTGGTCGTAAGATCATTTATCTTGATGTTGAAGGTCGATTAAAAGAAATGAACTTTGAAATTCCGGGAATTGACCCGTCTCTAGTTCAAGTTATTAGATCTGGAGATGAACCGCTGGCAGCAGAAACATGTTTAGATATTGCAAGAAAACTAATATCAGACAAAGATAATGAGGGCTGCGTATTAGTCATTGACTCCATATCTTCTCTCATTCCATCTCGCGATCTTGATGAGGATATTAGCGGAATGACAAGACCGGGGCTTCCAAAGATCTTATCTGATTTTGTTAAGAAAACTGGACAAACGGTTCCTAATCAAAAATGCTTAGTAATTATGATTACACACATGATTACAAACACTAGTGGCTATGGTAAGTCAAAAATGGCCGATGGTGGCGTTAAGATTCAATTTCAAGCAGATACACGTATGGAAGTCAAAAGCGTAGCTCCTTGGGAAGCGGCAGGATCTTCAAAAGAAAACAAGAATGTCATTGGATTGAAAGTAACATGGGATATTTTATGCTCATCAATCGGATCACCATATAAAACTTGCGATAGTTGGATTAGGTTTGGGCAGGGTATTGACAAAGTACAAGAAATTCTTATGATTGCTATTGACCTTGGATTAATTTCAGTTGCTGGATCTTGGTATAATCTTGATTTTATTGAGACTGAAAAGGTTAAACTTCAAGGACAAGAAAAGGTATATAATTATCTTAACGAGCATTCAGAGTTCTACGCCTTGCTTGAACTTAAAGTTAAGGAAATGTTATATTGAAAATTATAGGATTGGATCAGCAAGAGTATTCATGGATTCCAAGTAATAATATTGTTGATACAGAAAAAAGATCTGGACTGCATAATAAAGCTAAAGAACTATTAAAGGAGAAGTATCCTAATGATAGGATTTTAGAAGAATTAATATTGCCCGGAACAAAAACATCAAATAGAAAATCCACCCTTAAGGCGGATTTTTTTATTCCTGTAAGAAAGCTTATTGTTGAAGTTCATGGTGAACAACACACAGAGTTTAATAACTTCTTTTTTAAGAGTAAAATGGATTTTTACAAAGCTCAAGCTAGAGATAGGGACAAGAAGCAGTGGTGTGAAATAAATAATTTAGAATTAATAGAACTGTTCCATAACGAATCTATTGAAGAGTGGAGAGGCAAGATATGGAGGAATTAGAAGATAAGATAAAAAAGTTTCATGAGAACATTGACAATTGGATTAAAGAGAGTAAAATAGATTATGGTACTGACTTTGGGGACAAAGCAGATGAGGTGGGAAAGATACTACACTACTCTCGCGAAGAATTAAAATCCATGACGTTTCCAGATTATCAAGCCTCAATTTTCTTGCTCAACCAATACCTTATGCATCTCAAAAGCATTATAGCAAGAGAGAAAGCTGTTAAAGCTTGGGCAGAACAAGGTATATGGTATATTGTTACGGGCGTTAGTCATGATAAATATGCCAAATGGGAAGAGAAATATCATTCAGCTATTAGAAATCATAAATCAGGATTAAAGCTGCAAATGCTTAAAACAACAGCTGAGGCTAGAATATTAGCGGGGGAAGCAACAATTGGATCAGTAGAAACTGCCATGAAGGTTTTTGAAAATATGGGGAGAAATAAAAGTTATGAGCGATCTTAAAGAGCAAGCTAAAAAAATTATAGCCAAAGGAAAGGCTTTAGGGGATGTGGAATTAATCAATATGGGGCTTGAAATGCTTGATGGTTTTGACGCTGCAAAAGATTTGCTAGATGAAAAGATACAACTAGCTAAAACTCCATTAGTTGACAGAATTCCGTCTATCATTCCGACTCCAAGTCAGCGACAACATATGAGGGCTGCATCAAGTAAAATTGATATTACAGATCAATTCAGAGTTAACAAAGAATCCGTAATCTCTGCAAAGTATGGCAAGAAAGTTTCTGTCTTGGTGGGCGAAAGAAATAATAAATTTACCGACGATGGAACTGAAGCATCAGATTTAAAGGGAAAAACTCCAGAATTTAAACCAGCAGAAAGAAGCAGAAAAGTTAAAACAGTTTCTGCTACATGTCAAGTATGTGGCAAGGTAGAAAAAGTAAATGAAATCTTTACAATTGGTCGTGAAGTTTATCGCTGTGAATCTTGTTTATTGAAAGGGAAATCATGAGTACATTTGAAAGCCGTGAATTAGCCGTTAAGTTACTTACGCCCACTGCAAAACTTCCAGACAAAGCTAATACATTTGATGCTGGACTAGATTTGTATAATGACGAACAAGAGACAATTACAATTGCTCCGGGGCAACGTAGGCTTATCTCAACTGGCATTGCAGTAGCGATCCCAAAGGGCTTTGTTGGGCTAATTTGGCCTCGCTCTGGTCACGCAGTGAAGAAGGGGATCGATACTATGGCTGGAGTGATTGATTCGCCATACAGAGGAGAGGTGAAGGTTTTACTAGTTAATGAAAGCGATGAATATCAAACTTTTAATTTCGGAGATAAAATTGCTCAAATTTTAATCCAATACTCTCCAGATTTTACTCCTGTAGCTGTTGACAATTTAAGCGAAACTTCTCGCGGAGAAAATGGCTTTGGGAGTTCAGGGTCTTGACATATCTCAAAATAGGGTTTATACTATTCATAGCATTCTACTGTATAGTATCGTATAGAATAATCAGCGGCACAATTATAGGGGAAGTGAGAGACAGATGAATACACTAGTAGCACTGGCAGTAATGTCATTAGGTCAATTTTTTGTGGTTAATCCACAAATTCCAGTTGTGGTTCAGCAACCTCAACCAATCGTAGTCCAATATCAGTATGTAGTACAACAACCACAGTACATAATTGTACCTAGAGTAATTTATGTGCCAGTACAGGTTCAAACATACCAACCCGTATACTATCCATATCCAATCTATAGAATTTACCCTTAAGGAGAACGCAATGAGCGAAGAAAAGAATCCATTAAATGTTTATAATCAACTAGAGATTATTAAAAATGCTGTTGACCAGATTGAAACAATTCATGTATATGAACTTGCCAATCGCCAATTTGGATCTTCAGCAGAAGAAGAGCTAAGGAAGCGAATCGACGAGTTAGATAAGCAAATTCTTGAATATGAATTGCAGCTTGCAGACTCGCAAGGTTATATTGACGATATATTAGATTCAAACAAGAGATTGCTTGAAGCAAATAATCAACTTATCTCCGAAAAGAATTTAGCATTAGAAAATCGTCAACTAACACAAGATCAGGCAGATAAAATAGTTTCTGCTTATCATCAATTGCCTTGGATTGTGAAGAAGTTTTATGGAGTGAATTAATATGAGTCAGACCGAATTGCAGAACTTGCCAACAGAACGTGCCGTCCTCGCTGGCATCTGCCAGTTCGGACTGGAAGTTTATGTTGAGCTTGACTTCTTGCAAGCAGAGTACTTTAGCCACGAATTAAATCAGGTTATATTTACATGCTTGCAAGACGTTATTAACAATAATCAGAATATTGAATATCTCTCTATATTCTCAACAGCTCAAAAGCTTGGCGTGTATGAATTAATTAATAAAGCGACTGAAATGAGTTTCATCCGGTCGCTTTTTAATTTTCCTATCAATAAAGATAACATTCCTAAATTTGCAGCTAAATTAACTAAACTTAAATTAGCTAGAGATATTAAGAAGACGTTATCTATATGTGATAAGTCAATGACTAAGATCACAGGTGATGAGAGTGTAGAAGATATTATTGGCATGGTTGAAACTCCAATTATGGAGATTACATCTCTTGCATATAAAGAGCAGAACAATAAGACAGTCCTCTTGGGGGAAAATATTGATGAGTATGTTGAATATCTTATTAATAACCCTTCTGATTATCTTGGTATTCCTACCGGATTCCCTAGATTCGACGAAGCAATAGGTGGTGGACTCCGAAGAAAGTCAGTCACTCTAATAGGAGCTAGAACTGGCGTTGGTAAAAGTGTTATCTCTACCAATGTTGCAAAGTATGTTTCGGAAGTTTATAATATTCCAGTTCTATATTTAGATACAGAAATGGATCTTGGAGACCAAAGAAACCGTATGTTAGCAAACATTAGCGGAATTAAGATCAATGACATTGCAAAAGGGGTTTTTGCTAAGAGTTTTAACTCTAAAGAAAAGGTGATTGCCGCAGCTAAGCTGATTGAAAAGATACCATATCACTATATATCAATTGCTGGTCAACCATTTGATAATATCCTTAACATTATTAAAAGATGGGTGCATCAATATGTTGGATTTGATGAGAATGGTAGAACTAAAGACTGCTTAATCATATACGATTATTTTAAGTTGATGAGTTCAGCTGGGCTAACCGCTGCTATGCAAGAATATCAGGCTTTAGGCTTTCAGATTACAAAGATGAATGACTTCTGTATTAAATATGACTTACCATGTTTATCTTTTGTACAGCTTAATCGAGAAGAGGAAATTGCACAATCTGATAGACTTCAATGGCTTGCATCTACTGTTGCTAAATTTCAAATGAAAAGTGACGAAGAAGTGGCAGATGATGGTGATGACAATGGAAATCGTAAACTTGTTATTATTAAAGCTAGACATGGATCTGGACTTGAATATGGCAACTATATCAATGTTAAAATGAATGGTGCAATTGCTAAACTTACTGAATGGTACACTAGAGATGAAATTAAGAATGGAGCGGCAAATGCAAGTCAAGACAACTCCTTCGAAATTCGAGAAAGTGAGTCGGGAGAAGATTTATTCGATATGTAATGAATTATCGGATAAAGCCCCATCTCTACTTAACGCTTTAAAAATTGAATATATAGAATTTCCCAATAGACTAGCATTTCCATGTCCAGTGCATGGAGGAGATAATTGTGAAGGATCATGCATATTTACCGATGGAGCTAAAACCAAAGGAAATTGGGTCTGTTGGACTCACTCTTGTGAAAAAGACTATGGTAAAAATATGATTGGATTTGTAAGGGGTGTTCTATCACAAAGGGAAGGCAAAGAAGTTAATTTCTATAAAGCCATTAATTTTGCATTATCATTTTTAAATAAAAAAATCATAGATATACCAGAAGAAAAGATAAGTGAGAGTATTTATGAGATCAATAAAATCAATGAAATATTAACTCGTAAATCTGAAAAGATAGAATTAAATATATCTAGAGAGCAAGTAATATCAACTCTTGATATTCCGTCAAAATACTATATAAATAGAGGTTTTTTGCCAGAAACTTTAATAGCTTTTGATGTTGGAGAGTGTTATAATTCTAATAGACAAATGTTCAATCGAGCAGTCGTACCCGTATATGATGAAACTTCTCAATATGTTGGATGCGTTGGAAGAGCAACTGACGAGAATACTAAACCAAAGTGGTTTAATAGTAAAGGTTTCAGAAAATCATTCTTTTTGTATGGATTATGGGTTACTAAACCATATATTCAACAAACATCAACAATTGTGCTTGTAGAAGGCCAAGGGGATGTATGGAGATTATATGAATCAGGAATTAGAAATTGTGCTGGTATATTTGGTTCCGATCTCAGCGAAGACCAACTAATTAATCTTGAAGAGCTTGGAGTAATGAATATTGTTATATTAACAGATAATGATGAGGCAGGACAAAAGGCAGCAGAAGGCATCATCCAAAAGGGTGGTAGAAGATTTAATTATTTTACACCCAAGATATCAAAGAAAGATATTGGAGACATGTCTATTGAAGATATAAATAATGAACTTAAACCACAAATAAAAGGGCTTTTTTAATGAGTAGAATACTAGCTTTTTCGGGTAAGAAACAATCGGGCAAAAATACTCTATGTAATTTTTTACATGGACAACAATTGAGAGCATTTGGCGTTATTGATGGTTTTGAAATTACAACTGATGGTGAATTAGTTGTAGATACTATTCTTAGAGATGAGGATGGCAAAGAAAAAAGAGGAAAAGGCTTTATAGATATCACCAGAACAGATCTTGAATTTGCAGTGTGGGCAATGGATAATGTGTGGCCATTCGTTAAGCATTACGCCTTTGCTACTACTCTCAAAGATATTGCTATGGGGTTATTTGAACTGGAAAAAAGCTCAGTTTATGGAACGGACGAAGAAAAGAATAAGCCAACACAATATACATGGGAAGATATGCCAACTAAAGTTAAGGGTAAAACCGGACCTATGAGTGGTAGAGATTTTATTCAGTATTTTGGTACTGACATATGTAGAAAAATATTTTCAGAGGTATGGACAAGCAGAACGATCAAAGATATCCAGCTAGAAGAATCTAAATTAGCAATTATTAGCGATGCTAGATTTGTAAATGAAGTGGAAGCCGTTAAAAATGCTGGTGGAAAAGTTATTAGACTGACAAGATCTGTTGCTAAAGATAATCATGAAAGTGAATCAGCTTTAGATAATTATACAGAATTTGATGCAGTTATTGATACGCAAAATTTAAATATAGAAGAGTCATGTCAAGCATTAACTAAAATACTAGAAGAATGGGGATGGTCTACTAGTGAATTAATTTTAGCTAATAGAGAAGTGTTGCCAGAACCTCCTCGAAAACAAACTGTAACAACGATCAGATGATTACCACATACTTTAGATCGTCCAGCTTAAACAACTGGAAGTATTGCGAGTTACAATATTTTATGACTTATGTTCTTGGTCATTATTCTCCGTCAGGAAAAAAAGCAGATCTAGGAACAATAACTCACGCAGTGCTTGAAACCTTAGCAATATGTAAAAAGAGAACTCAGTTTAATAAAAGATCAACAATGAAAATCACTCAGGAACCCTTGGGTGATTTTTCTTTCACCGAAGCTGAATTGTCTACAGAGGCATTTGTAAATAAAGTGTTAGATAGAAGTTTTGAATTCTATAAAGCAAATTCCAAGCATAACGAGTTCAACGAGAAAGATTATCAGTTTTGTTATAAGATGGTGTGGGATACTTTAGGATACAACAATGGTCAATTTGATCCACGTAATCGTAAAGTGATTGATACAGAACCCCACTTTGATATCCCAATTTTGGAAGACTGGGCAAAGTTTGAGTTTGAATTGCCAAATGGGGAAAAAATGTCTGGAAATCTTGCCATCAAAGGAACAATTGACCTTGTAACCGAGATGGAAGATGGTACAATAGAAGTAATCGACTGGAAGACTGGGCAGAGGCTTGATTGGGCCACTGGAGAGCGTAAGGACTATGATAAACTAATGAAGGATACTCAATTGCTGTTATATCACTATGCAGTTAGTAAAATGTATCCTAAATATAGAAATTCGATCATGACTATCTTTTTCTGTAGAGATGGTGGACCTTTCTCTCTTGCATTTGATAAAGAGGATGATGATAAATTTCTTCTATATTTGAAAGATATGTTCAAGGAGATTGTATTAAATCAAAATCCTAAACCAATATCTAAAGATAGAGGAAGTTTTAAATGTCAAAAGCTTTGTCATTACTATAAAACAAATTGGCAAGACACTAATCAAACTATGTGTCACCATATTGATAATCAATTACAAACTATTGGAATGGCTGAAACAGTTAAGAATTTCTCTAAGCCCGGTTTCACCATTGGAAAATATAAAGATCCGGGAGCTGTGGAATGATATTGCCAGTTATAACAACACACTATTCATTATTGAAAGGTTTCATCAAGCCCGATGAAGCTGCTAAAAAATGTAAAGAATTAGGCTATACGCATTGCTTAATTGCAGATATTGAAACTATTAGTGGTGTTGTTGATTTCTTCAATGCCATGAATAAAGCTGGGATTGTACCCATTCTTGGAATGCAAGCCGACAATGGGTATTACATTGCTAAATCCCTAAAAGGATATAGAGCTTTAATTAAGTTAGCATCTAAAGAGAAGATAGAATATGCCAAAGAAGACATGCAATTTTACACAGAAGATCAACTAGCAGTTATGCCAGTTTATTATGCTGAACAAAATGATGCAATTCTTCATAGGATGGTATTGTGTCTTAACTTTAAAACTACGCTTAAGAGGGCTAAAGATGTAGATATGGGAGAATATAAAAAGTTCTTTGAATCTGATCATTATTTCTTTCATGCAACCCATAGGATTATACCTAGCGAAAAGCAATACTTTGGAACTAAACAACTATACTCTGAATTACAACAGTATAGCATTCTTTCTAAGCCTAAATTACCTCGCGTAGATTGTGGAGATATGTCTGAGAATGATTATCTAACACAGTTATGTAGAAATGGCTGGCGAGCAAAACTTATGCATTTAAAAGATGATAAGAAGAAGGAATATACTAATCGTATTAAGTATGAGTTGTCTGTTATTCATGGATTTGAACTATCTGGATACTTTTTAATTGTGCAAGACATTATTAACTATGTAAGAAAGAATGATTGGCTACCGGGACCGGGGCGTGGAAGTGCTGGTGGATGTTTAGTATCATATTTACTTGGGATTATTGATATTGATCCCATGAAATACGATTTACTATTCTCTAGATTTTTAAATGCTGGTCGATTTACTAAAGACAACATCTCATTGCCCGATATTGATATGGACGTTCCATCCGTTCACCGTGATGAAATTATTGACTATATCAAGAACAAGTATGGCAATGAAAGAGTGTATCAGATGATTACATTTGGTCGTTTACAGGGTAGATCAGCAGTCAAGGATGTTGCTAGAGTTTATGGGGACTTATCTTTTAGTGAGTTAAATGAGATCACTGAGAGTTTACCACAAGAAGCTAGCATCTCAGATGAATTGGAAGAAATGGATATCAAATCAGTT